AAAAATCCTTGGACAACTATCTCCAGAGGTAAACAAAAGAGATGGTAAGTATGTCGAAGGTGCAGAACCAGGTATGATATATAATTCAGTATCTGGCGATCTGTATGACGGAGTAAAAGGTATCAATGTAATTCCGTGCTTTTACAAGTTGGAGTACATTGAATGGAAAGACAGAGGAGAAGGACCAGGTGCACCAGTTGCAATCTATGATTCATCTTCTGATATAATGTCCAAAACAAAACCGGATGCAAACTACAAAGATAGATTACCAAATGGTAATTATATTGAGAAGACTGCATCTCACTTCGTTATTGTTGAGGGCGATAGTCCATCGACAGCGTTGATATCTATGAAATCTACTCAATTAAAAATTAGTAGAAAATGGAATTCAATGATGTCTGGAATAAAAATGAAAGGTAAGAATGGGTTATTTACACCAGCATCTTTCAGCCACATTTACAGACTAAAAACTACCCAAATGTCAAATGATAAAGGCACATGGTTTGGTTGGGAAGTCAGTAAAATTGGTCCAGTAACTGATCAATCCTTATATGGTCAAGCTAAGTCATTTAGTGAAAACATATCGAAAGGTAATGTTAAAGCTAAGCATGGCGAAGACAAACCAAAGGAAAGCATTATCTAATTCTCTAAGAGAATGAGTGCACAGTGTGGGCCAAGCGGGAGACTGAGTGGCCCACAGCAACAGTTATGGATAAAAGATATATAGAATTTTTTAATGGGTATCGACATGCATATGGTGTAGCTGACTTTGAACATCCAGATGCGTACGTAGATTCTGAGACTGGTAAAAAGAAACCAGTATACAGATGGAACTACGAGGAACTTACACCAGAAATTTATCAAGCACATCTAGAAGGCACACTATCAATAGGTATACAACCTTGTAATGAAAACTCTGAAGTTAAGTTTGGAGTTATAGATATAGATCCAAAAGATTACGAAGACTTTAATAAAAAATTTTTTATAGATAAAATACAAGAATACAAATTACCACTAGTCCCAGTATGTTCTAAAAGCGGTGGACTACATTTATTTTTATTTATGAGATCTTTTACAGATGCAAAATCTGTAAGATCATTTTTAAGTAATTTATTACCAACGTTTAAATTAAAATCAGATTGTGAAATATTTCCAAAACAAACACAGCTAACAAAAGATAATGAAACAGGGCAACTACGTCCAGGTCAGTTTATAAACTTACCATATCTAGGAGGTAATCAAAGGCAGGCGCTGAATGCCGATGGCACTAAGTTTACCTTAGACCAGTTTATGCAGGTCATAGAGGTAAACCTGGTAGACAAAGAAAGACTGAAAGGAATTACAGAATCAATAGAAGAACAAGACATGAAAGATGTCGACGAAGATTTTAAAGATGGACCACCATGTCTAGCAATACTATCAAAACTTACAAAAGATCCTGCATTCGATGGCAAAGATAGATTTATGTATAACTATCACGTGTTTGCAAAGATGAAGTTTGCAGATAACTGGCAACAAAAAGTTATGAATGCACCCGTGAAATATTTTGCAGGTGATCATGCAAATGCATGGGATCAAAAGTTTTTAAGTCAAAAAGTAAAATCATGGAATAAAAGTACAAAAGGTTATACATGCACACAGAGTCCAATCAGTGAGTATTGTAAGAAAGGTATTTGTGTTAAGAAAAAGTTTGGAGTCTTGGCAGGATCAAAAGGTTCTTATCCTGTGCTTACAAACTTGAAGAAGATAGATCTAGATCCAGAACCAGAATACGAATTTGATGTAACAAAACCAGATGGTATCAGTACAGCAACAGTGCATTGTAGATCTGTTGAACATTTAAATGATCAACGTAAGAGACGTAACTCAATATCAAAAGCTGCAGGATTCTTACCACCGCTTATCAAAGGTGATCAAGAACAAGCAGTAATGGATGCATTATATCTTACACAAAAAGTTGTACATCCACCAATAGGTACATCACCAAAAGAAAAACTACACGATGTAATACATGCGAAGATAAACGGACCTAGGGCTAGCAGTGATGCAGCATTTAAAACTGGATCTGTATTAATAGAAAACGATCTAGCATTTTTTAAGTTTGATAAATTTTTTGATAAATTAAAATCTAAAAACTGGAAGCATAGTGAAGATAAGACAGGACGTATGATGCAGGTTATATATAAAGATTGTGAGATACAATTCTTAGAACAAAAAAGATTTCCGTCTAAAGAATCAGGTAAATATAATTCATCTACAAAAAATGTAGTGCAGATAAATATAAAATCATTTGAAGAAGTACCAATACACCATACTAAACTGGTACATAAAACGGAGATAATGTGATTAGTAGAAAACTATTCGGGCCTCCGGGCACAGGGAAAACAACTAAGTTATTAAAATATGTAAAAACATTTTTAAAACTAGGTACACCTATAGATAAGATAGGATATTTTGCATTTACAACTAAAGCTGCAAACGAAGCTATCGATAGAATGCTAGACTACCACACAGCTTTTCAAAGAAAAGATTTAAAATATTTTAGAACACTACACTCTTTGGCATTTACAAGACTTGGATTAAAAAAATCAGAGGTATTACAAGACGAACACTACGAAGATATTGGTAGAAGACTCGGAATACAGATGACAGTTTATTCTAATGGCCAAGAGACTACCGGGTTTGTAGACTCTAGCAGTGAGTATTTTAATCTTATCAATGCAGCTAGGATCAAAGAAATACCCATAATGGACGAATACAATACGGATATGTACTCTCAAGATATGGATAAACAATTGGTAAAAATTATCTCAGACGAATTACAAAACTACAAAGACTCATACAAGTTGGTAGATTTTACCGACATGATTGAAAGATTTAATGTGTCCAAATTGTGTCCTAATTTTGACGTGGTTTTTGTTGACGAAGCACAAGATTTATCACCGATACAGTGGAAAATGGTTGATATTATAAGGAAAAATTCCAAATATGTTATACTAGCAGGCGATGATGATCAAGCAATTTATGGCTGGGCAGGAGCAAATGTAAAAAAATTTCAGCAAGAAATTTCAAAAAAAGACATAATTTTGCCACAATCTTACAGGGTCCCACAAACTGTGCAAGACGTTGCAGATAGAATATTAGATCTAATTCCAGGTAATAGACGAGTATTAAAAAATTGGAAAGCTAGAAAAGAACCAGGCACAGTAAATTATATTATGAGTATAGAGGATGCGCCTCTTCATGAGGGTAACTGGTTAGTTCTTGCAAGATACAATGATAGACTATCTAAACTAATGCCGTCGTTAAAAGATAGAGGTATCTATTTTCAATACAAAGGTCGTAAGAGTTACAAGGTATCTTTGTTTAGAACCATTCTAAACTACATACGTTGGCAAAAAGGTGAGCTGTTATCTTTATCAGAAGTAAAAGATATTTTAGAATGCTCAGGTAGTAGTTTAAAACCAACAGAAGAAAAAATGTATGACTTAACTGACTTATCTTTTTCAAAAGATATAGAGTGGTTTGATGCATTCCAAGTAGATTATGAAGAATGTTTATACATACGTGAAATGTTAAGTGTGGGTGAAAAATTATCTAAAGACGCAAGAGTAAAACTATCTACAATACACGCAGCAAAAGGCGGTGAAGCAGATAATGTTTTATTAATTTTAGACAATACAAAGACAATAAGAGAAGCATCAGAAAAAAGTATAGAGAAGTTTGATGAAGAACATAGAGTTTGGTATGTGGGTGTAACACGTACAAAACAAAATCTATACATCATGGCAGCAAAAAAGGAGGATCAAGGTTATGAAATCGAAGGTTTGGGATAAACAGCATGGTGGCGATCACTATCAAAAGTATAAGATACAGCCAAGTAAGTTTGTAGTAGAGAATGAGTTGCTATACCCGGAAGGGTGTGCTATTAAATATATAATCAGACATCGTGATAAGGGAAAGAAACAAGACATCTTGAAAGCAATACACTTTTTAGAAATGATAATTGAAAGGGACTACAATGAAAATTCCTAAGTTTGAAGCACAGACAGAATGGGTTAAACCTACGGAGTTTCCAGACTTACGTCATGTAGATGAGATTGCAATTGACTTAGAAACAAAAGACCCAGACTTATTAAAGAAAGGATCTGGTTCTGTAATTGGTAATGGTGAAGTCATTGGTATCGCTGTTGCAACAAAACATTTCAAAGGATATTTTCCAATAGCACATGAAGGTGGTGGTAACATGGATAAGAAACGAGTCTTATCATGGTTGAAAGATATATTAGAATCACCATCAACAAAAGTTTTTCACAATGCAATCTATGACGTGTGTTGGTTAAGAGCTATGGGTCTTAAAATAAATGGTGACATAGCTTGCACTATGATTGCTGCAGCGTTGACAGATGAAAATAGATTTAGATATGATTTAAATAGTTTATCCTGGCACTATCTTGGTTATGGTAAGAACGAAGCTGCACTTGCAGAAGCTGCAGAAGAGTGGGG